ATACAGGTAGATTCCACGTGATTAAAAATAGGTTTGGTATTGATGGTATTACTTATCCAGCTACTATAAATACAAATATTGGTCAAATCCAAATATTTGAAGGTAGTAGTCAGTTTGGAAAAAACGCACAAGGTAAGATGAATAATAGTGAAGAGTTCTTGAGAAAAGAATTAGCGAACAAATATAAGGATATGGAAAAAAACATTGATGGATTTGAATAAATACTAAATTAAGTTTAGTATATATTATATTTATGTTTGTTGTAGGAGAATTATATAATGGAGAGTTATTAAATGGAATCATTCCAGTTGTCAGAAAATTTTATAAATAAGTACAAAAGAAAAAAACCACCTTTTGGTTTTAATGGTTTAGGTGAATTGGTTTATATGAGAACCTATTCTCGAATCAAAGAGAATGGTAAAAATGAAAGATGGTGGGAAACGATTAAAAGAGTTGTTGAAGGTACGTATACAATGCAAAAAAATCATATTGAATCATATCAACTTGGATGGAATGCATGGCAAGCTCAAAAGTCAGCTCAAGAAATGTATGACCGAATGTTTAATATGAAATTTTTACCTCCTGGTCGTGGTCTTTGGGCAATGGGGACTGCTATAACAGAAGAAAGGGGATTATATGCAGCACTTAACAATTGTGCTTTCGTATCAACTTCTACCTTAAAGGACGATTATTCAAAACCATTCACATTTTTGATGGATGCAAGTATGTTAGGTGTAGGAGTTGGTTTTGATACAAAAGGTGCTGGTGAAATAATAGTTAAAGGTATTAATCGTGATAAAACAGAAGAAATATTTCAGATACCTGATACAAGAGAAGGTTGGGTAGAATCACTACGTTTACTATTAGAAAGTTATTTTCACGGAACTGCTCATATAGAATTTGATTATAATCAGATTAGAGGGGCTGGTGAACCAATTAAAGGATTCGGAGGAGTATCAAGTGGACCAGAACCATTAAAAGAAATACACGAAGCTATTAGAAATGTATTAGAAGATAATAGTGGAGAACCTATTTCTGTAACTACTATTGTAGATATAATGAACTTGATTGGTAAGTGTGTAGTTGCTGGTAATGTTCGTAGAACAGCAGAGATTGTATTTGGGAATGCACATTCAGAAGAATATTTAGATTTAAAGAATTATAAAGTAAATCCACATAGAGAAACATATGGTTGGACAAGTAATAATAGTATTTTTGCTAAACTTGGTATGGATTATACTGATGTATGTAAACGAATAACTGATAACGGAGAACCAGGATTTGCATGGTTACAGAATATGAGAAAATTTTCTCGTATGCAAAATGGTGGAGATAATAAAGACCATAGAGTTGCAGGTGGTAATCCTTGTTTAGAACAATCATTAGAATCATATGAGTTATGTTGTTTAGTAGAAACATTTCCATACAACCACGATTCATTAGAGGACTATCAAAAGACACTTAAATATGCTTATCTGTACGCCAAGACGGTAACACTTGGTAAGACTCATTGGAGTGAAACTAATCGTGTTATGTTAAGAAATAGACGGATTGGTTGTTCAGTAAGTGGTGTCGCACAGTTCATTACGAAACACGGAATGGAAGAATTAAGAAAATGGTTAGAAAATGGGTATGATGTAATACAAGATTGGGATAAAATGTATTCAGATTGGTTTGCAATACCGAAGTCAATAAAAACGACTTCAGTTAAACCAAGTGGTACTGTTTCATTATTAGTAGGAGCAACACCTGGAATGCATTATCCAGAGTCAAGATTTTATATAAGAAGAATGAGGTTATCAAAATATTCAGAGTTAATAGAACCACTAAAGAAAGCAGGTTACAAATTAGAACCAGCATTTGGTTCAGAAAAGAGTACGGTGGTAGTAGAGGTGCCTGTTGATGTGGGTGAGGGTATAAGGACAGCGGCTGAACTTTCGATTTGGGAACAATTCAGTTTAGCCGCGTTCTTACAACGACATTGGGCAGACAACCAAGTTAGTTGTACCGCAACATTTGATCCTGAAACAGAATCAGACGAACTACCACACGTTTTGAATTATTTCCAGTATAGATTAAAAGGTATATCACTTTTGCCACGTCATAAGTTAGGTGCTTATAAACAAATGCCATATGAAGCTATTACAGAGAAAGAATATAAGAAACAAGTTAAGAAACTTGGATATTTAAGTTTTGTAGGTGTAGAAGGTGAAGAAGCAGAAATAGACAAGTTTTGTAATAATGATGTTTGTGAAATTCCAGGAGAAATAATAAAAAACACTTGACTTGTATAGGTTTTTATTCGTATATTTAGACATAATAAATTGGGAAATTATATAAAAGTTGTATCAAAACATATTTTACGATAGAAGAGTAAATAAAATGCATATTTGGGATGATAAGTTTGGACATCAAACTTTTCGTTATAAGAAATATGCTTATGTCAAAAATAGAACCGGAACTTATGTTTCTCTTTATGGAGATAAGCTAAAAAGAATAAACTCTTGGGATCAAGAGCAACCAGATTTATTTGAATCTGATGTGAATCCTGAAATTAGAGTATTAGTTGATAACTATACTGATTCAGATGAAGTTTCTACTGGACATAAAGTAATGATATTTGATATAGAGGTAGAAGTTACAGACGGGTTTCCCAATATTCAAAAAGCAAAAAATAAAATAACTTCAATTGCATTTAATGATCCACTTTTAAATAAATATTTTTGTTATGTATTAGATCCCACTAATAAATTAAAATCAAATAATAGTGATGATATTATAGTATCATTTAAAGATGAATATGATTTATTAAATGCATTCTTTAAAAAGTATATGGAGATTCAACCCACTATTTTAAGTGGTTGGAATGCAGAATTTTTTGATGTTCCTTATTTGTATAACAGAGCATCACAAGTTGTAGGTAAAACAGTTGCTAATCTATTATCACCTATTAATATTGTTCAATGGAGCGATTTTCAAAATAGATATAAAATAGCAGGTGTAAGTATTTTAGATTATTTAGCTTTATATAAAAAGTATACATTTAGTCAACGACCATCATATAGATTAGATGCTATTGGAGAATATGAAATTGGTGAAAAGAAAGTTGAATATGAAGGAACACTTAATGATTTATATGAAAATGATTTAGATAAATTTGTACAATATAACTTACAAGATGTAAAACTTGTTAAGAAGATTGATGATAAATTAGATTTTATCGGAATAGCTAGAGGTTTAGCTCACCTAGGTCATTGTCCGTATGAAGATGTATTTATGAGCTCCCGTTACCTTGAAGGGGCTATATTAGTTTATTTAAGAAAAAATAATATTGTAGCTCCGAATAGACGAAAAAAAGGTGAAAATAGTAAATTAGAAAAGTTTGAAGGTGCTTATGTACAAGACCCACAAAAAGGAAAGCACGATTGGGTTTATGATTTAGATATTACATCAATGTATCCATCTTGTATTATGTCGTTAAATATTTCCCCCGAAACTAAACTTGGTAAAATTGAAGGTTGGAACCCTATAGAGTTTCTAAAAAAAGATAACAGAAAAACATATTCACTTACTCATGATGGAAAAGTATTGAATAGATACACCGAAACAGAATTAAAACGTATGATGGACAACGAACAAATAGGAGTTGCTACAAATGGTATAATGTATCGAACAGATAAAGATGGACTACTTCCAGCATTATTAAGAAAATGGTTTGATGAACGCGTTGAATATCGTAAATTAGCCAAGAAGTTCTACGAACAGGGTGATATTGTAAAATCAGACTACTTTGATAGGAGACAATATTTACAGAAAGTTGTATTAAATAGTTTATATGGTGTACTTGGACTTCCAGCATTTAGATTTTATGATTTAGATAATGCAGAGGCTGTAACGTCTACAGGTCAATCTTTAATTAAATTTACAAGAAAAATAGGTAATGTATATTATAATAAAGAATTAGATGATAAGAAAGACCATTGTATTTATATTGATACTGATTCAGTATTTTATTCAGCTTTACCATTAGTTATGAAAAGATTTCCTGATTTAGATATTAAGAATGAAGATACAATGTCTAAAGTTATTTTACAAATAGCGAATGAAGTACAAAGTTATTTAAATAATGGTTATGATTATTTTGCTAAAAAGTTTTGTAATTTAGATAAGCATAGATTTTATATTAAACAAGAGGTTATTGCAAAGAGTGGATTGTTTGTTACAAAGAAAAGATATGGACTTAAAATTATTAATGATAACGGTAAAAAAGTTAATAAAATGATGATCAAAGGTTTAGATACAGTTCGTTCAAGTTTTCCAACAGCTATGAGAGAAATGTTAAGTAAGGTATTAGAAGATATTTTAATGGATGTTCCGAAAAAAAAGTTGGATGAGTTTATTATTAATTTTAAAGATAGTATGAAACTTATGGATTTTAATAAAATAGCTATTCCGATAGGTGTTAAGGGTATTCATAAATATCGTAAAAAAGAAGGTGATGTTTTTAAGTCACACCGTTTAGGTACACCAATTCATGTAAAAAGTGCTCTGTATTATAATGACTTTTTAAAATATAATAAAATATCAAGACAATATTCAGGAATATCTAATGGTGAAAAAATTAAATGGGTATACTTAAAACAAAATCCATTAGGATTAAATACAATAGCATATAAAGGCTACGAAGACCCTGTAGAAATATTAGATTTTATCAGACAATATATACACCCTAATAAATTGTATAAACAAGCTTTACATAAAAAAATTATGATGTTATATGGAGCTCTTGGTTGGGATGAACCAACAGATGCATCTAAAACTATAGAAAGATTTTTTTGATTTTAGAAAAACAAACTAATATATATATATATATGGTTATAAACAATAGGAGAAGGTATAATGAATAAGCAAAAGTTAGTACGCTTTATTAATAAATATTACTTGAATGGTATAGCAGATTCAGTAGTACTAAAGAGTAGTTCACACGAACAAAAACTAATCACAAGATTCGTATCGAGTGATAAAACTTTATTGGGTACGATACAAATGGATAAATGGGACTTTGAAGATGCAAATATTGGTATTTACACTACAGAACATCTATTAAAGTTATTATCTGTATTAGATGAAGATATTAAAGTTTTAATACCAAAAGCTGGAAATAAATATTATTCAATACAGGTATCAGATTCAGTATCTTCTATAAATTATATGTTAAGCGATATATCTATAATCAATGAACCACCACCGTTACAGAATATTCCTAATTTTGAACTTAGTATAAATGTGACATCTACTATACTTAATAAGTTTATATCTGGTAAATCAGCGTTACCAGATTCAACTACCTTTACAGTTATTACTGGTGAAACATCTACAAAATTAGTTATAGGATATTCGTCAGCAAATACAAATAGAGTTACTATACCAGTAGTTACTTCAGAGTTTAGTTCAATTGATAATGTTTCTTTTAATGCAGAATATTTTAAAGAGATATTAGATGCTAACAAAGAATGTGAAAGTGCATTTTTACAAGTTAGTAGTGAAGGATTAGCAAAGATTATTTTTAAAGTAGATGATTATACTGCTACATATTGGTTAGTAGCAACAAGTGAAGTAGATTAATGTCTAATACTCTTTGGGTAGAAAAATACCGGCCTGCTACTATGGATACTTACATTGGGAATGAATATCTCAAAAATAAAGTGTCTATTTACCTCGAGAGTGGAGACTTACCACACCTTCTTCTATTTGGGCGGGCAGGTACAGGTAAGACCACTCTCGCTAAATTACTTGTTAAGAATATAGAATGTGATTATCTTTATATCAATGCTTCCGATGAAAATAGTGTAGATACAGTTCGTAATAAAGTTAGACAATTTGCTTCAACTATTGGTTTTAAAGATTTAAAGATAATTATACTCGATGAGTGTGATTATATTACGCCTAACGCCCAAGCTGCACTTCGTAATCTAATGGAAACATTTAGTAAACATTGTAGATTTATATTAACTTGTAATTACGTAGAGAGAATCATTGACCCTATACAAAGTCGATGCCAATCTTTTCAGATTATACCACCATCTAAGAGTGAAGTTGCAAAACATTTACATGATATTTTAATAAAAGAAAATGTATTAGATACGATAGAAGATATAAAAATATTAGTGGATAGTGGTTATCCAGATATTCGTAGAGTTATAAATTCAGCTCAACGAAATGTTGTAAGGGGTAAATTAAAATTAGATACAGGTAGTATTATTCAAAATGATTACAAATTAAAACTATTAAAAATTTTAGAAACACAAGATAAGAAGAACGCATTCAAAGAAATCAGACAGTTATTGGCTGATAATAAGATTACAGACTATGCTGATTTGTTTCGTTTGTTATATGATGAGGTAGATGGTTATGGTAAAGGTCACTTAGCAGAATGTATTTTGATTATTGCAAGATATGAACTATCAGACAGTCAAGTAGTTGATAAAGAAATAAATGTAATGGCTATGATAATAGAATTATTAGGAGTTACAAAATAATGAATAAAAAATATTGGGGTGAAAGTAAACAAATATCTAAAAAAGCTACTCAAAAATCTAATGAAGAAAAACATATAGCTGTCCATGAGAATAAGATTTATTATTATGCTAGTGTAAACAGAGAAAGTGCAGTAGAATTAAATAAAAAGATAGGTGAGTTAGAATCTAAAAGTTTGACTTTAGCAAACACTTTAGATATAGATCCACCTATACTTAAAGTATTGATAAATTCAGGTGGTGGTTCAATCATTTCAGGAATAGCATCAATGGATACTATATTGAGATGTAAAGTTCCAGTTTATACATATATTGATGGATTTGCTGCAAGTGCAGCAACATTTCTTTCAATAGTGGGTAATAAGAGATTTATTAGTAGACATTCATATATGTTAATACATCAATTATCATCAAACTTTTGGGGAAAATATTCAGAGTTTCAAGATGCAAAACAAAATTTAGATTTGATGATGGACACAATTAAAAATGTATATAAGAAATATACAAAAGTTCCAGTCAGAAAATTAAACGAAATATTAAAACATGATTTAATGTGGAATGCTGA